CCGCTTTTTGGAGCGGCTTATCTCATCCGCATAACTATTTGACGGTGCAAATATACGAATTTATATTTGAAACCACCAAAGAAATGAGTAACAATTTAAGATATTTTATGCTTTTCCCTCCCTTTTCAGGTTGTCGAGCAGTTCAAGTGCTCGGTTTATCTTCCTGCGGTTGGTCACGTTTGCATTGTAGAGTCCGCGTTGTGCGTCGGTGATGTTCCGTGTGCCAAACTTGACGGTGTTCTGCGTCACGTTTATCTCCAGACTATCGCGGTGCGGTATGCGTCGCATGTCGAGGTACTTGATGATGTTCTTCGGGTTCACATGGTCGAGCATTTCAAAGAAATCCTCCTCGTCGATGTTGATATACACCCGTCTGCCTTTCCGTTGGTTGTCCGTCGGCTTAGGCTCTTGCATCTCCACGTCGGCGATGCAACAATGGTTTAATGTCAGTCTCATACGCTTTCCTAATTCGTTTAATTCGTGTAATTCGTGTTCTTTTTGCCCTTAGGCTTACGCCGCTTCCCGTTTGTCGGGAACGCTCAAATGCACTTCCACCAGTCGGTTGTCCTTGTCAATCAGCACAGAGCGACCCGCGCCACATTCGCGGAAGCTGCGCTCCAACAACTGCGCACCCTGCTCGTTACCCTTGTTCACATCTTCCTGTTTCATATTCGTTTGTTTTTACTTCTTTTTCATGATCTTCGCCCGTTCCTGAATATTCTGGATATAGGCTGCTGCTTTTACATCACCTTTCATTGCGGCATTTACCATATTGTGAGCAATGGCTTCCTCTGCAGTCAACTCATGCCCGTCGTGTGGGTCGCGAAGCGTCTTGCCGGAGTTTAATATCACCGTCTTTTTCAGTTGCTCCAAAATGTAGTCCTCCATCGTTTCGGGGATGTCGGGCAGCTGTTCTTTGTCCTTCTTTGCCATAGTCTTTTATTTGAATCCATCAATAAAATCATTTAATGCGTTGGTGGCTGTCTTGTCGCCTGGGTCTTCGGGTTTTGCCGCTGCTTTCGCGGCAGTCAGTCCGAGGTCTTTAGCATACTTCTGGCAGATGCTTTCCTGCTGGTAGATGAGATTGCACAGCGGGTGCTGCTTGCGTATCATGTTGCCCATGCTACCTTTCTCCCAGATGACAGAACCATCGCTCATCATCTTCTCCGTGTAGTGGTCTTTCAACGCAAGCGCGTTTGCATAGAGCCGGATGGTGAGCTTCAGGAACTCGGGCACCTTGCCACCGTGGTTCGCCTTGACTTGCGCATTGATGTCCTTCAGATATGTTGCTGCTTTTGCCATAACTATTTCCTTTTTCTGAATTTGAATTTAGGCATGTTCTTTATCATTTGCTCTTTTTCGTAGGGTATGCGGTAGGCGTTGAAAACGTCGGTCGGCATACCGAACACGCGACCGGGGAGCATCATCCACGACTGCCATGTGTAGTCGCAAGGTCGGTGCAACAGGTGTCCGCCTTCTTTCACCTTTCGGGCTGACACGGTGATGCCCTTCGACGACAGACGCGGGAACGACATTTGCTGCTGTCTGTATTCGTCGAACACTGGGTCGCCCTGTTCGTCCGTCTCGGCCTCGTAGATGCCAAGGCAAAAGTACCGCTCACGTTTGCCTTTGCGCTGCTGGTCTTTGGGGATGATACCCACAAGCGGACAGAGTTCGCAGCGGTCGGGCTGCTCGCGCGGCAGCTGCCTTGGTGTGTAGATGTCTTTCGGCATTATTTTCGTATTATGTTGCGATAATGTTGTATTGCGAGAATCGGCAATGTTGAGGTGTTAAGTAAAGATGCGGAAAAAACTACCCTCCATGAAAAGTACTGTGTAAAGAAGTAGTTTGGCTAGTGGATTTGGGAATCGGGGCGTATCGGAATAAATGAGGTGCCGCGGGGTTCAGTCAGTCGGCGGTTCGTAGTTTGGGTCGTTCATTTCGAGGAACCGCTGGCTTCTTCGCTCTTTGTTCTCCCTCACCTTCTCCTTTGTGTGTGTCCGCATGTCCTTGTGTACCTTGATGTGGCACTGTACGCACAACAGACGAACATTGTTGACGTCGTAGCATAGTCGCTCCATCTCTTGTACCGTCCTGCCCGTCTCGACGGGGATGATGTGGTGGCAGTCGCCATTGCTGGTATCTACAGCACGATGGCATTCCTCGCACAGTCCGCCAGCGCGTCGCCACACTTGCACCTTCACGCCTCCGTCGCCCCACCACCGCTTATCATTCAGTAGCTTCTGGTATTGCTTGTCTCTGCTCATGATGTTCTGTATATGCGTGTAACGTCGTATCGCGCTACACAACCGGGATTCCTGACTTCCCACCCGCAATCGTCGGCGAGCTGTACAAGCACCTTCTTTGTGATTGCTTTCATCACAACTGGCGGGAGGCGTAGTGTGCGGAAGTGCATGAGCACTCGCTTTGTCTTGTCGCGGGCAAGGAAGAATGTCTGCTTCCTCATCTCCATGCGCTCCCGCCGCACACCCGCCTCCGCCGCTATCTCTTCCGGCCACATGTCCGGCCAGTGCTTCAGCGTGCAACTCACTTCGTCGTACTTGTCGTAGTCCTCGAAGTTTGCGCAAAGCATTGAATTAACAAGGTGGCTCATAACTCGGCGACGTCTAACCGCATGCGGTAGTGGCCACAGACGAACAGCGTCCTCACCTTCGCCTTGTGTAGCTTACAATACCTCATGTCTTCCTTCTTTGTTGCGTTTCCACTCGCGGTTGCTATCTTGTAGTGACAGCTCACACAGGCTTTCTTCACGTCGTAGCCTGACTTTGTTTTTAAGTATTCCATATTCGTGTTTGTTTAGTAATAGTTTGTTCTTATCTCTTCCTGTGGGATGATTTTGCGAGGCTTTGTGCTCTGCTTGTCAATCAGCTTGTAGAAGCTAATGTCTTTCACACCGCCGTCATCCAGCTCGATGCTAACGGTGTGCTGCTTGGCTTCACCATTCTTCACCATCATCGCCAGTGCTCTCTCGACGATTGTCATTTGATTTCTCTGTTCCATTATTATTTCCGTTGAATTTTATTTTCATTTGTCTGTCGTACTCGCCGTCGGGTGTGCGATGCTTCGTTTGCTTTGTCCGCTTGCCGTAGGCGTACTCGCGCCCAGAGTCAGTGTAGTTATTGGCTCCGCGCATCTCTTCTTCGTCCTGGCGCATAAGCTCTGCCGCCGTTTCGCTGTCCACCAGGCACAGCAGTACCTCCACGATGTCATCCATGCCAAGCAGCTTGCCCAGATGCTTGATGCGTCGGTGTAGTCCGGGGACTGTCACCTTCAGTACCGTGTCGAGGATTATGCCGACGTTCTCTGACATCTTGGCGGTCATGAAGAAGGGATTCTCGACAAGCACGGCACCCTGGCCCTTGTGATTCTCTTGGTCAAGTATCATAACCAGCTTTGATACGTTCAGCTTGGCAGGGTCGGCAAGGTTGAATGCATGCTGCCACGAGTAGTCCGTTTCGAGGTAAAGCATGAGCTTGCGCACCTCTGGACTGAGTTCGTGCCGCTCGCTTGCCGCCCTTATCATCACATAGATGAACATCTGTAGCATGTGGTAGGTGTCGGTCTGCTTTGCCTGGCAGATCTCGTTCCATACAACAGCCGCGGATGGTGTCACCTTTGTACCCATCGGTACGCTTCGCTCTTCGGTTGTCATGTTTGAGTTATTTGTTATATCTGTTTAATTCATTGTTTGCTTTTCTTCGTCACAAGTATATATGCTTGAAACAAAAGAAAACTGAATCCTATATAATAAGCTGCTTCGTCGGCAAAGACATCATCTCTTTTGATATAAAAGGCAGGTGTTAAGACGAATTGCCAATCATTTGTATTACTGCTTTTCATTATGCCGAAACTCTTTTGTACTATCTTCATAATTCGTTCAATTCGTTTAATTCGTTGTTTCTTTCAGCATTCTAATCACTATGTCCGCCACGTCTGCTTTCGGTCCGTCCTCTGGCTTCCAGTATGTGTCAATGAATTCCGTGTTGAAGCCGAGCTTGTCATACTTCAACTCCGTTGCTTTCTCGCGCCACGCCTTTATGCCGTCCTTGTCTGGGAAGAGCTGGATGCGTCGGCCCAAGTCCATGAGCGGCTTCAGCTTCTCGCGCGATATGTTGCTCAGTCCTCCGCACGCCATCCATATATTCTCGTAGCGGTTGCCGTAGGCGATGTCCATGATGAGTGCCGTCTTCTCGCTCTCCACGATGTTGATGGTGGCGTTCTGCCATTCATTCAAGAGGTGCTGACCGAAGAGGCATTGACACACGTCCTGCTTATCTGGGTTGTAGATATTCGGGAATGGGTAGGGCGGTTCGTAGGTCATTTCTTTCTTCTTCTCGTCCCAGTGGCGGGCAAGTATGGCGTGTATCCAGTCTTGCGTCCAAGGTGCTTCGCCTTTCTTCATGCGGTGTCCGTCGCATCTGTACTTCATCATCTTGCCTGTGCGGACGCGCTGCCTGTCGTCGATCTGCCAGAAGATGGTGAAGTCGTGCGGCGGCTGTCCGGCTCGCTTTATCGTTGTATGGCCCACAAGGTAGTCGTCGAGCGTCTGCTTGATGCGGTCGCGCTGCACGCCATTCCATGGCAGCGAGTACAACCAAAGGGCGAAGGTGTCATGGTCAAGGTTCCTGCGCTTCATTACTATGTCGATGGGCAGTATGAGCATCGGCAACGGTTCAGGCTCTTTCCTTGGCGGTGGCGTATAATCCACCGGAACGTTGTCCAAAGGCATTCCGTAGTGCTTCCCGAGCCAACGGATGGCACCGATGAAGTCCATCTTGCAATGCTCCTGAAGGAACTTGATGCTGTCACCCTTCGCTTCGCAGGAGAAGCACTTATAGCAGTTGTCACGCGGAAATACTATGAAGCTGCCTATGTGCTGGTCTTCGTGGAATGGGCACAGTCCGAGGTATCGCGGTCCCCTTTGTTTAAGCGGAATGAACGAGCCAACCACGTCCACGATGTTAGCCGTTTCGATTATGCGCCGAATGGCAAGGTCATCTATTTTGCTCATAAGCCGTTTTTATTGTCTTTTGATAGTTTGCGAATTGTCTTTTGGCAGTTCTGAAGTTGTCAAAAGACGATGTTTTTCGAGGCCGCCTCCAGAAGTCAGACAGCTATGATTGAATGTCCAAACGTGCGCATACGCGCGAGACACTGCGACGCTGTAACCACCCCTCTCTGCCCGCGCCCATACCAGCGCAGGGCAGTGGGGTTGTTGCTGCGTGCATGAGCGGATGCGCATTTGGGGAAGTTACCCTCCATATATCCCTGTAAGGGGATATATGGGGAAGTTGGGGAAGTTACGCTCAGAAGTCAAGCACTGTCTGTTCTGCTGTTGGTGGCTCGAAGGGTAGTTCTTCGCGTTTCGGAAACTCCATCGGGTTGAGTATGTACTTTGGATGTGTCTGCCCCTTCTTCATCGTCTCTGGGTCTTGCACGATTACAAATCGCCTTGCAAGTGCTACCTTCATGTTGTCGTCTTGCGCTGGCTTGTTCTTCACGCCGCCCCTATTCTTGAAGATGGTCTTTATTTGTTCCTTCGTTGCCGGCCATTCTATATCGTCGCGTCCATCGGAGAGCCAACGCTTGATGTTCTCGGGCGTGTCATTCTCGCTTGGCACTGCGTTCAGTTGCTCAGGCATTCCCCATCCCGTTATCGGCAGGATTTGGAACTTCCAGTCGGGAACGTCTCGACCGCGGGCTTTCAGTTGCTTCACGGTGAAGGTCGCCAAACCGGTTGTCTCGTTCTTCTCTTTCGATGTCCTGAAGATGTCCGTCACCTTTCTCTCCAAGATGCTTCCGAGGTGCCCTACCAGCTTGTCGCCGCCTGGATTTTGGTGAACGAGGCACCAAAGACTGATGCCGTAGTGTGTGGCTGCTTGCATACACTTGTAGATGATTTCCGCGCACTCGGTGTTGCTGTTGAAGTCGTTCACCACGTCAAGCAGGCCGTCGATGAAGCAGACGGTCGGCTGATATTCGTGCAGTGCTTTCAGCGTAAGCCTCCAGCGTTGCAAGGCTGCGGATGTCTTCTCGTCGTCGCTCTGTGCTTCACGAAGCATTAGGATGATGAAGTCCTCATAGTTCTGGTCAATTTGCCTGCCGCACATCGTCAGCACGCGGTTCTTCATCGCTATGGTGTTGGCTTCCTCCATCTCCGTGTCAATGTAGAGCACTCGCGGCTCTGGTATCTCGTCCTCCAGCTCATACTTGAGGTTGCCGAACTCGCCGTTCAGTATGGCCGCGATGAATTGCGCAAGCGTCATCGTCTTGCCGTGTCCCGCTTGCCCCGTCACGGCATGAATGCCGCCAAGAGGTGCAAACCCGATGCCGTTCCATGATAGCGTGTATTTCGGTGCTTGATAGGCTTTCGAGAAGTCAAGCCTGTACGGTCCCGTATCTACGCCGTACCATTTATCGCCCGCCAAGAACGTCGGAACCTGCTCGCCTTCACCAATAGCAGGTAGTTTGTTTTCTTCTTCGTTCATAGTTCCTTATTCGTCTTTTCTTTCAATCGTTTTAGAATGGCCGCGTCTCTCTCCTTCGCTGCATCCTCTTCAATGGCTTGTCTCAATTCAGAAATGCCTCTCAGCACCTTCTTCATCTCTCCCTTCGTGCGGAACACCTCTCCGTAGCTCTCAGTCGTCTCGCTCATTATCTCATATATGAGGTCGATGCTTGTCCATGCCTCCTGAATCTGTTCAAGCGTCAGCTCTACGTTGTGTATTTCTTCATTTGTGAGCGGGATGTCGTCAAGGCTGAGCAACTGCTCGGCGTGCTTCCATCGCTCTTGCACGGCTCGAAGGCTGAACTTCCCGAACACTTCCCTCACACATCTTGCGGGGATGCCGTGCTCATTGGTAAGAACAAGTGCCGTCATGTCGTAGATGACCACAGCAAGGTCAAGGCAGGCTCTCGCGGTCGTTATCCATGCCAGCGCGTCGCTGTTAGCGATACCTCTGCTGTCGAGAATGCGTTTGCACTTGTGCTGAAGCGCAGAAATCAGCGGAGCCGTGCGGACGTACATCTCGCCGCCTGTACCCGTCCAGAAATCATAGTACTCGCGGTCGGTGATGTTGCCGTATGTTTTGCGCGTCTTCTCGCTCATATCCTTCAGGCAGAAGAAGCGATTGCGTTGGTCGTGCAGCAGCTCCCGCTCGTATGCCGCCCAAGCGTCCAGGGCTTGCCTGAATGCCCGCTTCACCTCGTGTCGGTACTGCGGCAACGCCTTCGCCTTGTCATGCGCTTGCAGGCAAACCGTCCAAGCCGCATTGTTGGCAGGTCCCATCATTATCTTCACCAGCGCACTCGCCCCGCGAATGGCCGAAAGTAGTTCTTCGTATTGTTCCTTTTTCATGTGGGAGGCGGCGGAATCGAACCGCCGCTCACGGCCAAGTTTTACTTGCTGATTGCTCCATTTATCAGTCTTTACCTCCCTTGTTGCCGTGGCGGGGCTCGAACCCGCGCCGGCCTGTATGTTGCGACTCTGTCGCAACCCACATTCCCGCTCTGCCAACTAAGCTACACGGCTTCCATGTATAATCATTATTTATTTATATACACATTCAACATTCATCGCAACGTCATCGCCGGTTTTGATTTTAATCGCACTGCCCTGGCGCATCCCTACTCCCTACATCGGGGACACGTCCCCACAGAGTCCATAGTATCCAAGCGGTTCTCGCTGCTGCCCGCCTATGCTCGCGCACTGGCTGCTGGTACGGTCACGCCTTGCGGCGCATTGCCTCTCGTCCGGCTATTTATTGTTTGTGGGGCTCTTGCCGCCATGCCGTTTCTGAGTCTCCGAGTTTTCGGTTTTGTTGCTTTGTCTGTCTGTTGCGGAGGCGGGATTCGAACCCGCGCTCATCCGAGGCTTTTCGCGAGCTTGTGCTATGCGCGTCACAAGGGGGTAGTACTCACTTATTCCATTTGCCGGGTTGCTCCACTTATTCCGGCTTTCTCCGCTTCCTGCCGTCTTTCCGGCTGTCACTTATCTGCTCTTTCGAGCCAGGTACCTCCCACGATCTCTATATCTTGTTCCCCGGCGGTTTCCGATGTATCCGCTTACATTCCCTGTGCCCGCGCCTTTTCCCTTTGCGCTTATTAAGGAATCGGGGTGCTCCGCTGAGCTTTTCAATGCTTGCTAATGAGCCACCGTTCCTTGCGGTTTTCCGCAAGGTTCTATCCCTGCGGTTCCTTCGGCTCAACACCTGCGATGTCCCAAGCAGCGATATTGTTAAACCACCTGCCGTTCCGCTCGCTCGCATCAATGCCGAACTTTACCACCACATTCTTCCCGACAAGCGCATCCCACTTCGCGTATCTCCCCACCTCGCCGTCTGCTATCTCAAACACCATCTTCTTCGGGAACGATGCCACCTCTTCCACGAGGTACACCCTTCTTTCCCAGTGTCCATTTGCGCTGTTGCCTTCACGCGTGTCGACCACGCCTTTCAATGTTCCTACAAATTCCATATCCATTCCTCCTTATTTGTTTTCCTCGGCACTTGCAATTTCCTCACGTTCACTCTCTGTCAGCTCACCTGCAAGATGTACTGCCAGTGCACCGCACACAATAGCCGATACCTTGATGGCGCAGAATGTGAGCATCCACTTCTGCCATGTGTCACACTGTGCAGGCTCAGCAAAGAGCAGAACCATGCACGTACAAGTCAGCACTACTACTGCTACTCCGCTCACCCATTTCGTTAAAAGTTGCTTTTTCATAATTCTTTGTTTTTATTTATTGGTTATTTCAATCTTTGCCAAAGCGTCCTGAATAAGTTTCAGACCGCTTTCAATTTGTTCCATCTTTTTTTTCTTTTCCTGAAGTCCCTGTTGCATGATGTTTATGGCTTTAAGCAAATCACCCAAGTAGTTGTGACTGATTTTGTCGGCAAGTTCTTTCTTCTCTTCACGCAACCTTTCAATTTCCGACGCCTGACTAATCACTTTGCCGTGAAGTTGCTCAATAATGGCGGCGTCGTCACATTCACCACCTTTCCCACTTGTGTGAGACTCGATAAGCTCGCATTTCACCCATTCAGGCGCACCGCTTATGAATGCACGGACGCTTTTCGTTGTGAAACTCACACCAAGCACCTTTCCCTTAATTCCATCGGCGGTAGTAATCTGGTCATACATACGCCAATGCTGAGTCTGAAAATTTTGTTCTGTCATAGCCCATTCTTTTAATTATTCTTCGGATTCTTCGAGCAAGTAAAGTTGTCCGTTTTCAAAAAGTTTCATTAACTCTTCTTCCGAGATGGTCGCAGGCACTTGCTCATATACCTTTCCATCTACTTCAATGGTTTTCATAATTCTTTATTTTTATTTTATGGTTATCTGTTTATCTATCCCTGTCCCGTCTGTTACGACTCTGTCGCAACTATCCCCCGCATAATGCCCTCTTTCCTCTTCCCCTCGAAGGCTTATACACTACCGCGTCCTTCGGCTTCATGATGAACACAAGCTCATTTCTGTCTATCATCTCCTGGATGGCCTTCACGTTGTATGCCCAGCCCGTCTGCTCGGTCTCTCCATCCTCGCCAATGAACGTCGCCCTGATTCTCGGCAGCGTGCATCCCCAAGTCTTCAAGCGCGAAGGCGTGAACATCTGGAACATCTCGCACAGCCTTGCGCCCGTCACGTATCGCTCGCTCTTTGCCTTGGTTGCAGCTGTGATTGCTGCGCCCACCAGCTCAGTCAGTTCTTTGCGTATTTCCTTGTCCATCGTTTTTATCGTTTATCGTTTGCTTTGCCACTGTTTCCGTCGCATCAGCGTCGGCCTTCACGTTCATCCTTCATGAACGGCTTCATGTCCTCAATCTGCCTGCTCAGCCTCTCATTTGTTTCGCGAAGCTCCTTGTTCTCTATTGCCAGTTCTCCTACTTTCCGTACAAGACTGACTATCAGCTCTACAACTTCTTCCATCGTTAAACTTTCTTAATAATTATTTAATATGTACGCGCATTCGGCAAAATAGCCGTATATTTGCATTCCACAGACTTTGCAACTGACTCCCCTGAGTCGGACGGCTATTTCTATGCCTGAATGCGTCTTTTGGGTTTTCTGCTTGCAAAGATATACAAAACTATTTAAAACCGCCTAAAAACGCTTAAATTATTAACATCTTTTAAGGTTTAAGCCACTTATATCTATTTAAAACCGCTTAAAATGGTACGAAATGAGTGTTTTCGGGTAGCTCTTGACTACCTTTACAAGAATGGACTCGTTGCTGATCAGCGAGAGCTGTCCGAAAGGATAGGGGTTTCAGAGACTTCGATTTCGCAAATCATAAACAATCGAGTCAAAAAGCCATCAGAAACTACCATCCGCAAGCTCAATGAAGCATTCGGAAACATCTTCAATCCCGAGTACTTCCGTGGGCACTCTATCCATTTGCTCATGGAAGACCTCGAGTACGCCCAAAAGCACCCCGAGGAGGACATATCCAGTCCTCAGTACGTCCCCTTCGATGAAAGACAGAAGCAAGCCTCCGAGCCTGCACAAACTTATCATGCCATCCCAGGCTGGGCAGACTCCATCATCCAGCTCCTATCATCTCAGGTGAAAACCATTGAAGACCTCCGTCGCGAAGTCGCCTCCCTACGCCAAGAAATAACAAAATTAAAATCTTAAAATCGTAACAAGTTTGTATTACTTGCCCTAAAGATACTTACGGCTAATGACAAAACATATAATGAAGACCAAAACACCTTCTTCACAGACGCTTACATAAATCTAAATTATATAAACAAATAACCCATCCAAAACCCAGCAAAAATAACCCAACCTAAAAACGAACAATTTTACAAATCCGTTTCCCCATCGCATCCACAACCGCCCAACACCCAGCAAGTTTCCAAACCCCAAGCGGGTTACTTTTGAGGGTTGAGACAAAGTGCCGAAAATGCTTGAAATGCCGATAAACACTGGGATTTGAGAATTTTCTGCAAAAGTCGAAACAAGTCGAAAGAGGGCGATTTAAGCGAAAATGTTTACCCATTGTTTCCCCACTCGCAAAAAGGTGGGTAAACAGGGAAAACAAAGCGGGGAAGCAAAAACAGAAAAATGACATGATTACATCTGCTATTGTTTTTGACCATCGTGGGCGTGTTCGCCCAAATGGTGAGGGTCCGCTCGAAGTTCGCGTGACTGCTGGCCGCAAACCTTATTATATTAGCACGGGCGTGCGCGTGCATGAATATCAGTGGCAATTTAATAAAGTTGTGAACCATCCCCAAGCCAATGCGCTGAATGAACGACTCGGGATCCTCCTTGATAAAATTATGAGTCTCGTTAACAAGTGCATAGAGGATGGCCAGGATATTAACGTCGCGTCCATCCGACGGCAGGCATGGGAAACTGTCCACAAGCAAACTGCAATAGAGTGGATGAAAAAGGAAATCACGCAGCTTCCCTTGGCTTACGGCACCATTAAACACTACCACACGCTTATCAAGCGGCTGGAGGAGTTTGGACTCATCATGGACTGGCATGACGTTACAGCCGAGAACATTTTCAAATTCGATGCGTTCATCCGTAAGAACGTGAAGGGGCGCGGCGTGAACTTATCTACCAGTTCTGCATACAATTACCATAAGTGCCTGAAGGCTCTGCTTGCCCGTGCGGAGAAAAGCGAGCTTATCCCATCGAATCCGTACAACAGGCTGCGCAGGGAATTCTCGCGCGGTGAAAAGCAGAACACGGAATACCTGACAGAAGACGAGATGGCGAAGATTCAGAAGTTCAAGCCTGCACGTGGCTCATTCATGGAGCGTGCCCGCGACCTCTTCATCTTCCAGATGTTCACGGGTCTTTCATTCTCGGATATGACGGTCTTCGACATTTCCGCCTACAAAAAGGTGAGGGGCAAATGGTGCATCATCGCCTCCCGCATCAAGACGGGCGTTCCTTACGTCAACCAGCTCTTGCCGCCAGCAGTCGATGTACTGGAGCGTTACGACATGTCTCTGCCGAAAATGACGAATCAGGTATATAACCGCGAGCTGAAGCAAGTCGGCATGGCATGCGGCATCACTACTCCGCTGCACTCTCACCTTGCCCGCCACACATTCGCTACGTTTATGCTCAGGAATGGTGCGAAGATTGAGAATGTATCAAAGATGCTCGGACATACCAACATTAAAATGACGCAACGCTACGCCAAGGTACTCGCCGAGTCTGTGCATGAAGACTTCGACATGATAGCTGCAAAGATTAAAAAGAAAACGAAATGAAATGGACGTACATCATCGCGGCTGTGGTTTTGCTTTGCGCATGCAAGGAGCCGGAAGAGCCGAAGATTCCCGACACCGGAAACGTGCCGAGCGAACCAGCCGAGCCCGAGAAATGGGACGTGCTTGATATAAGCGAATAGAAGCCGCTTTACTGAGCGGCTTCCTTCTTTAGTGTTTCGAGGTATTCTGGAACTTCTGCTGCAATGGCATTATGGATGTCCGTGTACTTATCTTTGTTGATGTGCCACAGCGCAGAGTCGGGCGGTGCTGAAAGCATGAAAGGAATGTTGCATCCTGACAGTTGCCGGAATGTTTTGCCCGCCATCTTGGCGAATGCCCACTGCCATGTCTCGTCGCTTGTTGGTGACAGGCGCATGAAGAGTTCGCGGTCGAAGAAGCGTTGGTCTGTGAACGTATGCGCTGGATACAGTGTGCCCGCTGCGCCATTTGCTGGCTTCATGTTGACAGTCACATTTCCCGTTTGTTCGTAGGCGAAAGGTTCGCGTGTCTCTACTATCCTGTCACCTTGCAATTCTACGCGACTGAGCGATTGCCCGTAGATGATGTCGTCTGGGTGCTGGTCACGGTCCTCGACGAAAGTCTTTAGCCAGCCTTTGCACTGAGCATTGTCATCATCCACGACAAGGATAGGATTGTTCGGGTATTTTTCGAGTGTCGGGATGAGTTTCTTGTGGCTTCGGATGTTTCCCTTGTCGTAGATGATTTCCACGCCGAGTTTTTCCATCTTGCCTATAAGTTCGCAAGCCTCGCTGCGCGTTTCGGCATAGCACACTTCATCCTCGCTTAACACCATGACAAGATGCACGCGGTCTTGCAAGTTGTCTGCCTTGGCCTGTTCCACGATGGCCGCCATCGCTTGCTGAGCAACAGTAAAGCGAGGGGGCCATGTAGTCATTGATACGATTATTTTTTCCACGGATTCCCAATTTGTTTCATGTCTTCAAGCATCTCGGCAATCTCTTCATCGCTTAACGGCGGATCGTTGACGATTTTGTAGCGGTCAACGTAGAGCGGCAGCCATTCTTGCGGCTCCTTCTTAGAACCGCTCATGCAATGGAAAGCACCGTATGCCTGCAATCGCTGAAGTTGATACTGGAGGATGTTCCTGCGGCGGTAGCCTCGCTGAATAAGAAGGATGTCACAATAGGACATCTCGTAGAGGTATTCCCGCCTGTCTCTGCCTATCTCGCCCACGACTTCCTGAAAGATGTCATGAGCGGTTATGCGTTTTTTTCTTGCTTGTCGCCTTCCTTTTTCTCCATCTCAGGTTTCACGACGGCAGGCACTTCATACCAGGCTGCACGAAGTTCGAGAAGGACGGTGAACATTTCGATGAGTTCCTTCGGCTTTGCGTCCGAAAGGATGTCTGCACTCGTGACGGGTGCGTCGGCATTGTCGCGCAAGTAAGCGGCAAGGATAGCGGCCAAGGAAAGGCGAATGAGGTCTTCCTGTTTCGTGAAGTCGATGTCGCCGATGCTCTTTCCGGACATCTGCTCGAAGCCTGTCTCAGCTGCTGCACAATAGCGCATCTTGACTTCTTTGCCGCAAATGGTGATTGTTTTCTCGTTGTTCATAGTTCCCTAAAAAAAGTTGAAAAATTGAAAAGGTAAAAAGTTAAACCGCCCGTCTGTCCGGCAAAAGTTAAGCGGAGACAGACGAGCGGCGTGAATGGTTTAGGCTCCTACGGTGTATTCGCCGTAGCCGTTGAGTGTAGTGTCGTAGGTGGCATTTTGCCTGTTCTGAGCGTTGATGGTCAACTGACTCACGATGACCGAACCGCTGACGATGACTGCGCCTTTCGTGCGATTGTTGGCTCCGCTAACATTCGCAATCTGGAACTTCACAGGCGTTCCCGCCTCGAAGATTGCCTCAATTTCACCCAGACCTTGCGCTTGAACTTGCGAGGCAATGGTGTCGCCGCCACGTACAAGAGCATTGCTGGTGATGTCGTAAGACAAGCCGGTGGGCTCTTGGATTTGCCAGTTTCCTTCGGTGTCCTTCGTCGTTGCGTCCTCCATCTGCAAAGATACGTGCAGCTGGAGCTGCTTGGCATAGGCAATAACCTTTGCTGGTGTAGCTGTGTTGTCGCTTCCAAGGAAGAGACGAACGAACTGACCCTTGGTGTAGCTGCCTAGCTCGAGAATATCGTAGCTCATGGTTGATGGAATAACTTCGAGTGGGCTTGCACCCGTAAACTGCAAATTCTTTGCTGAGTTTTCGCGGTCGTTGAACGAGAGCGTCAAATCGGAAAGATATGCCTGACCTTTGCGGGCATAGGCAGCGACACCAGAACCTGCCACGGGTGACTGGTTGTTGGATGTGCTAACTTCGTCCCACATAATATCTACCTTCTGCATGTTCTTGAATGCTGTGAGCATTGCCGCAGCGTTCAAGACATTCAGAGAATCTACTTGGACTGACCAAGCCTTACTGACAACTTCGGGTTTCGAAGCAAGTCCTACATCGTCTTTGGTGCTCGCATCGTCCGTGTTGTTTGTGAGCGTAATCGTACAGTTCGTGGCCATGCCTATGCAAGCCCAACTTGAGCCGTCTAACCCGATTGCCAGTATTCTGAGATTTTGGCCTTTTAATGTTGCCATACTATACCTCCTTTTTAAGAGTTATGATGATGGTGTGACCTTTCTTATCGTTGTAGCCAGCGGCTCCGGCATAAGCCTTGCCTTCCGCGGCTGCTATCAGTGCGAGAGCGTCTTCCTGTAACTGCTCGCGTGTCTCGGCGTAGAGGGTAACTTTCCCCTTTTCGCGCAACACGTCGAGAAGATTCGACGTTGTTTCCTCTGCTGCAACGGCAGCAGGCGCAGCTTCCACGGCCTGTTGAGTCTGCTCAACTTCCGGTTCTTCCGTCTTCTTACTCATCTTCTGTATCTGTTTTAGTTATTCCGCTTCAGTCGTACATTACTTCGCACTGATAGTGGGCAAGGTCGAAGTAGCAAGGCTTAGTCCAGTCCCAGCTTACGCCTTCTGTTTGCGGGAATCCCTCGTTGAGATATGGGACGTCTTCGCCCTGCTCAGCGAGTGTCTGCATGTGGTCGGCGATGGCTCGTATCGCCATCATCACAAGCGCATCCACCTCGTTTGGGCTTTCGGCTCCCACTTCAACACCTGCACCAACTTGCCACATGCTTGGCATCCATTCGTCGTCCTTCGTCGACCGTGCCGGACTCTTTCCTTCATCGCGGATGATGATGTATGGCAGTGGCGTGTTGTCCTTCTCTTCAGGGCTCACCTCGAAGCATGTCGACTTCACACGTCCTTTTACCGCTTGCATCAGCTCGGCGTTGGCTGTCAGGGCATCGAAGAATATCTTGTCAAGACGTAGCATTTTTACTATCAGATTGAATTGTTACTTGTTTTGTTCGCTTTCCTCTTCTGGTTCCGAGGGCGGGCAGGCCGTCACTCAGAACATCCCTCGCCGCTACTGCCCGCCCATCTGACTGGAACTATGAACCAGAAGAAGACACTGAGAGCGTTTAGCCGCCGATTTCGTTAGACGAAGCAGGCTGCACGAGCTTGATGAGCTTGAAGGCCTGGGGAGTGCCGTTGCCGCCGTTCACCTTGCCAGAGAGCTCAACAAGAGAGTAGTCAAGACTCATGCCGAGAGCGATGACGTTGCGGTCGAAGTTCTCCTGAGAGGTTCCGTCCACGTTGAACTCAATGCCGTCAGCATACACCTGCTCGTTCAGATAGCCGAAGTGACCGATACCGATGTAGCGGTACTGGCCGTCCTTGTTGGCGATACCGTTGGAGGCGATGGCGTAGTCGATATAAGGAGAAATCTTGTAGCGGTAGCCTACGCACTGGCCATCCTGTACGACGGTGCGGTTAGAGTCGGTGGTGCCAGGGATGAGCTTCGTGAACTTCAGGTCAACCTCAGTGGTCTTGTCCATGATGATTTCGGGGTCGCCCTCGAAGCCCTTGTCGTACATGTCGGCAACTTCCTTGGCGAGATTCTTACCGATGTTCTCGTCGAGAGTCAGCTCCTTGACAGTCACGGTAGCGAACGGGCCGATAACGTCGCGGTAGTCACCGTGAGCGTAAACGTGGAGAGCACGGAACATAGCCCAGCCCTTCGTGAACTTGAAGGTCAGGAAGGCGATGATGTCGAAAGCGGCCTGAACGACAGCACGACGGCTGACGGGCACGCTTGCTGCAACGCGCTTCGGAGAGGTCTGGATGTTGGCGAAGTTCAGAGCCTGCTCAGCCACCTTCGTCACCTCACCCTCGACGGTGAACTTCACGTCGTTGATGCTGTAGGGGATAACCTGTGTGCCAGTCACGCCTGTCAACATCTTCAGGTCGTCGGGCAGTTCGATGCCGGGCACCTTGGTGTCGATGATGGGCTGAATCTCCACGGGGATCAGACCACCAGCCTGAAGGTTGGCCTTCTCGTTCTGGTCGGGGCCAGAGGTGATGGCGTTGGCCAGGATGGTGGTAGCGTTGGCTGCACGACGGTTGGTGTAGCAATCCTGAATCATCTCACGAATCTTGGCACCGTAGTCCTCGCGCTCGCGAATCTGCTCCAGCTCCTTGCCGGTTGCCATAGCCTTGGCACGGGCTGACAGGCCTGCACTCTCACGGACAAGAGCGTCGTACTCCATGTCCTGTGCGCGCTGTTCTGCCATCAGCTTCTCACGCTCTTCCTTCTGCTCCTCAGAAGTGAGGGCACGCATTTTAGCCTCACGTGCGTTGGTCTTCTCGTCCATCTCGTCCAGCTTGTTCAGGATTTCGGCCTGACGCTTCTGGATTTCTGCTTTTGTCATTTTAGCCATGATAAAAACGTTTTTATAGGTTAATAAATAAGTGATTCAATGTCGATTTCGCGGCGACGGTGCTGGGCACGCAGACGCATGGCACGCTGTTCGCGGAAACGCTGCTCCTGCTCTTCCAGTTCGCGGGCTTCCTGCTCTGCCTTGGCCTTTGCCTCGGCTTCACGCTTGGCGGCTTCCTCGGCTGCTTTGCGCTCCTCTTCGGCCTTGGCTTCTTCCTCTGCCTTCTTCTTGGCTTCGTCATCGCCACACTCGCGCTTCATCTGTGCCTCGATAGCCTTGTCGATAGCTTCTGACTGCTCGCGGGTTGCCACGTCGGTCTGCTCATAGGCAGGGTGCGTCACGTTGGCCACGTCGTAAAGTTCCACGATGCGCTTCACGTGGCGAATCCACACTTCCTTGCCGTCAACGGTCTCGTTGGTGCGCTCATACGATACGCCGTTCTCGGTGTCCTCCCAGTCGTCGCGGAAGGCGAACGACATGCCGAACACGTTGCCCAGACGAATCTGCTCCAGAGTATCGTTTCCTACGGTGGTGTTCGGGTAGTCACAACTTATTTCCACGTTGCGTTCGTTGGGCATGATTTGCAGTGTGCCCTTGCCCTTGTAGCAGCGTCCAATCATGTCTTCAATCCTCGTGGAGTGATTGTTATTGTAAATCACGTCAGAGCGGTCGAAGACATCCTGAGTGATACATCCCGGCTCCAGTACTTCGAAGACTACGCGGGTGTCACTCCAAGGTGTGAGATTGACTGACCTCACACCGTACACGATGGGGTGACCTACTACGGTGCGGCTGGGCTGCCCGTTGGCATCCTCGCGTACTTGCAGGTTGCACTCCTCGATGGGGATGAATCTTGTCTGTTTCATATTCTCGTTAATAAATGTATGTTTATCTACTATGCGGGCGTTTTATGCCTGTGGGTTTACCGCTTTCTTTGCCTTCTTTGCCTTTGGCTTCTGCTCCGGCTCTGTCATCCATAGTGCTTCGTTTGCCTTCAGCCATTCGGCTTGCACCTTCATGCTTGCATTGGCGTTGTACGATGCCCCGCCCAGGTGTACCACCATCGGACGGATGTCAACATGTAAGCCTTTCAGACGTGGACGGTGTGACAGGACATCTTCCAGGAGCGACGCGCCCGTGTCGTACCAGTTGCGCTTGTCGTCATCGTCAGGGTGAAGCATCCACGAGCGGTCAGGGTCGAAGTAGCGCACGCCCTCGGCTTTGAACTTCGGGACATTCAGGTAGCACAGCATCGGCAGGATGCGCCCGATGCCGAACGGATTGTGCGGTTGCTGACGCTGGACGTAGGCGCAGAAGCTGTACTCCTCCCGCCACATTGCCTGCGGGTTCTCTCGCAAGAGCACGTCGCTCTCCACGAGAATGAAGCCGTCCGGCAGAAGGTCGAAGAGCTTGTCGACGGACATCATGTGGCAGTCGCTCCCCCATCCGTTTATGGCAGCATGCTCCCGTGTCTTGTTCGGGAAGGCTGCAAGTGCGCTCTCAAAGTCGATGACCTGCCCCTTCGTGTTGTCGATTACCTTCACGCCCTTCATCTTGCGGGTGAAGGGGTGCGCTTCTATTGTGCGCTCAGGCAGGCCCTCGCCAGCCGAGAACGTCACCTCGCGGCTGTTGTCGAAAACCACCACCGGCCAGTCGCAGCCATGCTTCCTGATGCTCAGGATGCACGCCTCCGTCAGCTCGGGCGTGTTGAAGTGGATAATTGCGATTGTCTGTTTCATACTAATCGGCCGTTTTATCGCTGTGGGTTTACCGCGCGCCTTACGCGCTTGGCTTGCTTCTCTCGCTGCTCTTGGAGTTCCTGCTCCAGAGCGTCGATTTCTTCTTTTGTCGGGTTGGCTGTCATAAGCTCCTATTTTGGTCGCTCAAAACTTAATTAGTAATGAAGGTTTTTACCTCGTTAAAGGCATCACCTTTTACCTCGTTAAAGGCATCACCTTTTACCTCGTTTAAGTTTCCTCGCCCTCCTTTGACGGTTCTCCTACGGTGTAGTTGCCGGGCTTCAGCTGGGTGCTCGCGTCGCTCTTGGCGATGAGTGCTTTCAGCGTCAAGAGATTTGCCGAAGCCATTGGCACGTCGCCGTCCTCCACGGATGGCATGTCGAAGTCGCGGCGTGCTTCGTTCACGGTGCAAAGTCCCGACTGCATCTTCAGTTGCGCCACCTTTGCCCGCCTTTCGGGGTCCATGACCATCAGCGGGTCTTCGCAGATGTGAATGCGGCGTGTGCCGTAGTCCTTGAAGCCGATGAGCTTGCGGGCAATCTCCTTCTCGTTGGCCGTCTTCTGCGGCAGGATGGTTCGCGTATGGAACTCCATCGTTGCGTTCTGATAGTCGTTGTAGTGGCTGTTCGTGTCGAGCATCAACAATGGTCTCGGAACACCCCAGAAGCGTGCCACATCGTCGTAGGTCAGTCCCAGCTGCTCTGCCATCTGCATGTCCTGGCTTGTCATGCTCGTAGGCGTGAACTTGTCCATACCGCGAAGGCTTACGATGTCCTGCGTATAGACGCGGTTGTTGATTTCCTTGGCGTAGGCATTGCTTTCCTTCGGGTCGAAGAGACCCTGCGAGATGGGCGAGTAACCGGCTGCGGGGGCTTGCTCGCTGATAAAGCCTTTCACACGACCGCCTTTTGCTGCCGTGTCGAGTGCCTGAGCCTTCAGCGTCTTGTTCAGCGTCAGCGTCTCGTAGGCGTACCGAAGCGTGGGGAGTCCCCAGCCGCTCGGGTAGCGGAACGTGTTCGGGAAGTGGAGCACTTCGGAAGCCGGCACGTCCGTCAGCGTCACGTAGCCGTGGTCGGTCAGATAGACGATGCTGGCGTAGGTTGCCGTGTTGATATTGTAGCCGCATTCCTTCACGAGCCACAGGTGGAGCGGGAAACCGAATTCGTCGCGCTCGATATAGACGAAGCCGTTGCCGTACATGATGCGGTTTATCTCGATAAGCTTCCACATGTCGGAGGCGGTCATGATGGGATTGGGCTCTTCCTGCAACAGATAGTTGATGCGCTTGCCCAGTCCGCGCATGTCCGTCACGAAGTTGCCCTTCTCGAAGTCCTTCCGCTGATACTGCACGGGCATTACGCTCATCACGTCGGCCCTCAGTGTGGTGGCGCGATAGACAGCCGACACCGAGCATGCCGCTTCGGGCGAACGGGCCGGCACGATGCGTTCCTGGTACGAGCCGCTGTCGTCCTTCTGCTTGTCGGCAGGCATGGTGCTCGACGGCACGCCTATGGTCGGCACCTCGCGTTTGCGAAATAGGCTAAAGTTACTTCCGAATAGTTCCATATCTTGTGTGTGTTCTTTATGATTGCACGATTTCCGTTGCGGTTATCTGAATGGTGTTGTCGTTGTAGTCGGCATGAAGGCTCTGTATCTGATACGTCACGCCCGAGCATACGAGCTGACTCTCCCGCGTCACATATTTGTTGTATCGCATTCGGATGAGCACGGTGTCGATAGCGTCCAGTGCTCCCTCGTTCAGAGCCTTCTGTCCCTTCTTCCACGTCACGTCCGCCCACACCGTAGCGACTGGCTGGTAGCTTGTAGTCTCGCCGAAGTCCGTTGCCACCACCTTGCTGAGAATCGTCACCCTGTGATTCAGTATCCCGCTCGAATATGCCATAGTTCAGTCTTTTCTTATCGCCCGTTTTATGCTGTCAGGTTTACTCGCTTTCTGTCGACTCTATTCCCGTCAGCGGACCGTTACCCTCGAATTGGAATGTTCCATGCGCAAGGTTCCCGATTGTCCCCGTCACGGTTGCCGTCTTGCATATCGCCGTGCCGGTCAGGATGACCACAACTGAAGAACCTGAGCGTTCACAAACCTTGATGTTGTACGTCGTGCCTACGTTCAGAAGGTTTACGAGTTTCGTTCCCGTTGTCTCTGTTGATGCCGCAACAATCCAATTCACTGTGAAAGACCAGTCTTTCCTGCCTGCTACTCTCTCCTTCCATTGCCCTGATGTCGGGCTGCTGATTTCTATCGTTTCCACAGACGTGCGAATCTCGTCTGAGCGCGTACCTGCAATGGGGCTCGTAGTGCCGTCGGCAGATATGAATATGTTTCTACCTAATTGTGCCATAATCGTTACCTCAATTTTTATTTCACGTTACCTCAATGAATTTAATCTCTTGAATGTCGTCGCGCCATTTGCGCGTTGCCTCAATCCCGAAGAACTTGCGGTTGTCATATACGTAGCGCATCTCCGGCATCTTGTACGTCGCAAAGGGATTGTACGTGTATCTGTTTTGAGCTGTGAATGCACGTCGTACTTGTCCGTAATGCACGACCATTCTTTCAAGCAAATTCATCTCTTGCCGCTCGTCAATCGTCACGCCTTGCTCCATGTAGTAACGCGCACCTTCTGCGTATGTCGTGGCATCACGCTTGATAAAGCAAGGAGAAGGCAGGTTGTTGTTCATTGTTCCGATTGACAAATTCACCTCCTTTGCATCGCTGAATCCCGACAGCAGGATGTCTTTCCTGTAGTTGTTTGATCCACGGCTCGATGCTGTAATAGAAATCGGGCGAATATGCGTCACTTCCAAATCTGTCAGGATGTGCGTGTAGCAATACCTGTAAGCAGGAGGGTTCCCAGTTGACACGGGAATGTAGTTCATCACATAAAGCGACACGTCACCAATCAAAGACTCTGTGATGGGGATGAAGAAACCGTCGTCCTCGTCGATGTTCATGTCCTCAGTCTTGTTGGTGTTGATGGTGTCGTTCTTAACGTTCACAAAAAAGTAATTTTGAAATTGTGGCGATGGAGATCCACCATATACCCAGGCATTTTGCGTCCTGTCCCACCATTTATTCCCGACGCGCAAAGCAAGATATACTTGACTATTCACGTCTGCACCGATTGCTTGGTTCGCGTCGTCGAAATAGTAAGTGTCGCTGCCAGTGCCATTGCCAAACCACACAAGATTGTGCAACTTGAAGTCAACGCGAAGCCACCCGTCGAAAGCATCCAGCTCAATCGGTGAAGAGATTGTGTATAAACTATTTATTTGTGGACTTAGTCCGTTATTCAAAGATGTCTGATATTGCGTATTGAAGTAAAGGCCATTCTTCAGCACCACGCGCTCAGTCTCTTCTTGATAGAACCAGCGACAGGGGAAGGCACCCGTGAATAGGTGTGTGTCAGCAGAAGCGTATGGATTGGACGAATAGCCGTTGATGAGCGTCTTCTGAACCATCGTTGTATAGTCGCTGCCACCAATCATAGTGTCCCTGCTATATTCATAATAAGAAAAATCCTCCACTAAATCACGCGGACCGTGCGGCTGCACATACAACTTCCCATTATGGCACTCAAACTCAATGGGCGCGTCGGATGTCTCGGAAGTCGGAGGCAGAGAAATACCAAAAGCGAGACCTCCAATTTCAAGCGTTACGGTTGCGCTTTTCCCGCCTTGCATGAATGATGCCAAGTTCCCATCACCGCAGAAATCAATAGAGCGAAGAACGTCTACCTCAGGCACACCAAGCATTGTGATTGTCGTTTGGCCCCCGGCTGCTATTGATTGCATGACTTGCCACTGAATTCCTGCACGGCCTATCTTCCCGCGCCCGTTGTCGTACATCACGACGTACAGCCTGCCTTCAAATTCTCGGAACATCATGCCGTAGAGCGTAGCAATGGACGAAAGAACTTCAGCGTATGACTTCCCGACGTGTTCAAAGTAGGTGTCGCCCTGGTTGTTCACTTGTTCCTCTGAGAAGAATGTTTGCGGCGACACAAAAATTGAAAGCATATCGTATGCCACATCGTCAAGGTTGCTGACGCATACAACTTCGCTCGGCTGCACATCAAGAGCAGCGAAAGCGTTAACAATATATCCGGCTATGCGTATTCGTGTGCCGATATTTGATTCTGTCAGCGTCACGTCTTTCATCGCGGCAAGCACAGACTTGACTGGAAACTCGAGCATCTTCTTGCTGCCGTCCCAAGGCTGTGTGAACACCTCCGCGCAAAGAAATCCTTGCCACACAATATCCTCGTCCGTGAAGGTATCTGCGTTCCATGTTCCTGTATACACACGGACAAGTTTCTCCGTGTTATTCGATGGCATGATTTGTTCAAGAAGCGTTCCTCCGCTATCGTCAATTACGCGAATGTAGCCTGTCTGTTCGCGGATAGGCGTGAAAATATCGTCCGAGTCTTTTTCCTGAGTCTCGAAAGGCTCAGCCGCTCCAGTCAAAGTCACTAAGCTGCCACTTGTCCGCTCGTATATGTATATCATATACTGAATATCTCCGATTGAGGCAAACGGGACTCTATATCGCTTATACCATGCCATTTTGTTGTGTTTTTATAGTTCGTGTTTTATCCTCTTGCGGTCAACATCTCGCCCCTGCCACTTCGCTTCAGGTAATTATTCAAACCGAGATAGATTTGTTCTCCGCTAACATAGGGAGTCGATTCATTACCGTGCTCGTTATACCTGTTTTGCAATGTTCCGGCGAGTGCTTGCTGCTGGAAAGAATTGAGCACCATTTCTCCACTGTTAAGTAGGGCGGGAACACGGTCGCCTGAATAAGAGTTGCCCGGAACAAACACTCCATCGTTTGCACGGACTATTCCGCCACTTGCAAATAGCTTAAATGCACCAATAGATGTGATTGTTTGCAAGGCAGATATCATGGTGGTTATTATTTGCAACACGCCTATTGTTTTTTCAAAGCCTTCCGGTATTTCAACTCCAAGTTTCTGCAATCCGCCTGCGATACTCGATACGTTGGATGTTATTTTGTTGATGTTTGAAACATCCATGCCTTCAATGCCCTTTCCGCTTTTTCCTTTCCCGTTTTGACTTCCTCCAGGTGTATTTCCTGTTGATAGGTCGATTTGGATTGGGTTTTCTCCAATGGCTTCTCTAAGTTTGTTGTACTTGTCGATGATTGCTTGCCATTTCTCATCCGGTACATCAATCCCCTTGCCTATCTGTTCTGCTATTGGTTCAAGGTTGAGACTGGTCGTGTCTATCCCCTTCTCCATCGCGTCCTTCAAGAGCGTCTGCAAGGTGTTCGTATCGACCTTCGTGTTCTGTGTGTCGAGGGCTGTCATCGCCTGGATGCGGTAGTCGTCGAGCGTGGGGAGTGCCTTCGCCTGCGGCTTCACCTCAAAGCTGACCGTCGTTCCCTCAATGCCGCTGATGAGTTCCTGCACTTTGTTGTAGGCTTCGGCGGTGTCGGCCTTCACGGTGATAGTACCGTCCTCGATGGTGAGGTCTTGCAACTCTTTCAGCTTGTCGTATGCATCCGCGTCCACTTTGAATGTCGCCACCTGTCCCTCTTTCCACTTCCCCTTCAGGATGTCGATTTTCGTGGACGTCACTTCGATTTGCTTCTGGTACTCCACCCACTCCCTTGTGTCGAGCGACTGACCTTGCGCCTGCTGCAAGTCCTTGAGCTGTTGCGTAAGTTGCGGCAGCGAGTTAGGCACATCCACCTCCACCTTCACGCCCTTCGCTTCGTCGGCAAACTTCTTCAGCTCCGCGTTGCGTTCCTGCAAGGTCTTTATCTCGCCCTGTATGGCGGTCATTCGCTCAGTCACCCCCGCCTTCTGTGCATCGTCGGCAGTCTTCGCCGCCGTCGCAAGGTTCTGGTATTCCCCCGTCAGCTTCGCAATCGCCGCCTCGTTCTGCTGGGTCTCGCTCTTCGGAGTAGAAGACTTGGAAGACGTGGAGCCGCCACGCATTGCTTTTATTTCTGCCTGAATTCGCTTGATGTCTGCATTGTATTCCTCTACAAGTTCGTGTTTTCCAGCGTCTGCCGCTTCGTCACGCGCTTGTTTCAGCTTTTTCAGTTCGTCCTGGAGCTGCTTGATGCTCTTTTTGCTTTCCTCTACATCTTCTGGGTCTATTATTTCTGTTTTTCCGGGAGCCGGATTCGGAGTAATAAGAGCATCGGAGGCAGACTGGAATTCCTGCTTGAGCGTCTTCAACGCTTCGACTTCATCCCTTACCCTCTCGAGTAAATCCAAATAATTGCCAGGGTTTGTGGTGGCTATCTTTTGTAAATCTGCAAGCTCCTTTTCTTTCGCTGCAATGTCTCTGTCATACTTGTCAAGTATCTGTTGTTGTTTAACCTTTGCAGCGTCGCCCTCGCCTTGCATGGCAGACTTAACTTCTTTCACCTCGTATTCTGTGCGGGTGTCAATTTTCCTGCCCTTGCCGTCTTCGCCACCTCCACGCAAGTCATCGAGTGCCTTCTTTGCCCGACCTGCCGCAGTGAAGGTGTTGTCCATCCATTGCACGGTTTCTTTTAGCCAATCCACGCAATCCTTCAGGAAGCCGTTGCTGTCGTTGATGTGAAGGTTAAGTCCTTCCCATGCGCTTGCCAGTGCTTTCAGTGAGCCGTCGAGGTTGGCAGTGTTGGTTCGAGCCTGTTCTTCGGCAATGTTGGTGCCGGTGATGGCTTCTTCCATCTCCTTTGCTGCACCTGCTGCTTCAGCAAGCACCTTCGCTTGCGTAGCGAACATCTTACCTGCGATGTTTTGATAGCCGGTAATGTCAAGCTGTGCTTTTCCAAGATTCTCGAAGGCTTGCGTAAGTCCGACGACGCTTGGCTTGAATTGGCTGTTTGCCTGCTTCTCCAAATTCATAATGATGGAGCGCAGAGCCGTGCCTGCCGTGCTTGCGTCGAAGCCTGCCTTTGCAAGCTGTTCGAGGTTGGCAACCAGTTCCTCATAGTCTGTCCCTACCGCCTTGGCCGCCGTCGCTGCCTTGGTGATAGCCTCTCCGAGCCACGATATATCACCGGCTCCCTTCTGCGATGCCGCTGCAAGCACGTTCACGTATCTTGCTGCATTAGCTGAGTCGCCGCCCATTTGGTTGATAGAAGTGGAGAGCGTTTGGGATGCTGTGGCAAGGTCGATACCCGCTGCTTCGCTCAGACGTATGGCATACTTCGTAACTTCCTTTAGCGCGTCGGCGTTGGACAACAACTGCGGCTGCTGGGAACCAATAAGACGGAAAGCGTCGGCAACTTGCGATGCGGTTAGCGTCGTAGTGCTTCCGAGTTCTATGGCATTGTTCTTCAGCTTTTCGAGGTCTTTCCCGACCATGCCAGTCAGAGCGGAAAGTCCGGAGATAGAACGCTCGAAGTTGAAAGCCGTGCGGATATTGTCGCCTGCAAGTTTAGCAGCCATACCTACGCCAGCAATGGCAGCACCTACACCCGTGAACATCTGAGGAGACATCCCAAACTTGCCAGCGACACCGCTGAAGAGCTGATTAAAAGTCCCGCTTGTCTTACCAACTCCGCCAAGTTCAACATTCAGACGTTCCACCTCCTGCTTTGCTTTCATTGCTTTCGCCTTCAACGAGTCAAGAGCAGAAGTAATAGTCTGTCCTTCAACGCCTTTCTTCTGTGCATCTGACAGACTGTTAAATGCAGCAGACAGTTGCTCTATACTGTTGCGATAGTCTCGCAGTTGCCCCTTTGCGGTGTTGGCCGTGCTGTCAATTTTGCCCATCATCTGGACAAATTGGACCATCTTCTCATTGTCCTTGCCAAGAGCCTGCTGAAGTCCACCTTGAGATTGTGTAAAACTATTGAGAGCTTGTTGAGCCTTTTTCAAACCGGCATCCCATTGGCCAGTTCCAACCGCTAATTCAAGTTTCGATGTTGCCATATTTCCTTATCCTTCTGTGAATGCCTTATCAACCCAAGATTCCACACGATTTACCAACGTTTCTCCAAGTTGCTGTGCTGCCTGTTCCATGTCCGAGCTGATGGTGTGGAAGAATGGACGTGGCCTGATGTTTCCTCTTGCTCCATACGTTGATTTTGAGCCGAGACCTGTTGCACCCGATGGTTTTGCAGTGCGCACATCTGTGCCAAACTCCAAAAATCTGAGTATGAAATGACGGTCTGGTCCAAAGTACTCGTTGATTTGCCGTGTACGTTTTTCCACGGTACGATGCCGTCTAATTCCACTCGCTCCTCCTGTTGGTTCCGGGACTATACGTCTTCGGTTCGATATTCTTCCGCGAGGTGATGTTATACCTACGTAACCGCGATTGCCTTCCTTGGCCTGGTGCCACAATACACCGCTTGCAGCAGAGCCAGCACCTGCCGATGCTGCCTTCTGTTTTGCCTTGGCGCGGACAATAGCAAGCGTCTTTCCGAGCTCCCTTCTTACCTCGTCTGCAAACCAATAGTCAAACTCGCCCATCCGAAGACTCCCGCTTTTGACTTGATTGACGTAGTGTTGCGTCCGCGAACTTGCAGCAAGACGCTGAAGCACCTTGTCAACCACTCTTTCCAGCTTATCCAAGCCGGAGAAGTCTGCCCTTAATGCGTCAATACGTGCATTCGTTGCATTTAATCCAACAAAACCGCCTACATACTGTGCCATAGTTCCTCTTTTACATATCTGTCATTTCGTGCTCAGAGGTTTACCATTATTTTCTCGGCTCGGATGCAATAATAAAGGGGGATTTCTCGTTTCTCTTTTAGGCAATAACGCCCAAAACAAAACAAACAAAAACAAGATGAAGAGATTACTAACAATGGCAGCTGTGCTGGTGGCACTGACTGCTTGTCAGAAGGTGGAGCTCGGCGAACCTTCTGGGGAAAATGAACAATCGGAGCAAGCCTCCGAGAGTGTGAAAACGAAGAAGTTCACATTCACCATGAAGGGTGAGTGGAAGCCGGTCACTCGTGCCTACCTGAGTGCCGACGGCAAGGATTTGACGGACGTGTGGGTGCTCGATTACGATGCCGACGGGAACCTGCTGCAACAGCTTCACCAGGCGGACAACACCGCCGAGGACTTTGGTAGGCCTGTCATGCAACTGGCCTATGGCGTGCATCGCATCTACTTCGTGGCGAGCCGTGGCGTGAATCCCGTGCTCAGTACCGACACTCACACGCTCACCTTCGATAATGTGCGCGACACGTTCTGGAAGCGTTACGACGTGACGGTGGTTGCGACATCCAACGGCAATCGTGCCGTCACGCTCGACCGCATCGTCACGAAGTTGCGCCTCACCTTCACGGACGCTGTACCAGCCGATGCCGCGAGCATCATCATCACTCCGCACACATGGTATTATGGATTCGACTACACGACAGGACTGCCTGCAAACGCACAGACGGACAAACCCTCCACTATCTCCATCCCGTCAACGAGCATCGGACAGACTGGCGTACAAGCGTCACTGTTCAGCTTCTCCACTGCCGACGAATGGACAACGGACGTTGCCATCAGCAGTCAGTCAGCAACCGGCTCCGTGCTTGGTTCTGCCACCATCGTGTCCGCACCATTCAGAGCCAACCGCGTCAGTGACTATGCCGGCCCGTTGTTTTCGTCCGGCGGGAGCATGACACTCTCGCTCAATGGCGAATGGGCAGACAGCTACGCAGGTACATGGTAAATACATAAAACAACGGATTTAACAGACTGGCGCAATACGTCCAACCCGTTAAATCCGTTGTTACAATAGAATCCGCTTAATCTGCGGTTTTAATCCGTTAAATATGCCTTAATCCAGTGTCGAATTAAAATCCGTTTAATCAGCTCAATCTGCGGTTTTAATCCATTACTCCGCGGTTGCCGTTTCCTCTTCGGGTTCGGTAGTGTCCAGCTCTTCCAGTTCAGCATCAATCTCGTTGATGCGGTCGCGCATGGCCTGCCGCTCTGCGTGGAGCGTGTTTATGTCATACGGCAGTGGCAGCTCTGCGGCCTGAGCCTCTGCGCATTTGATAACCTTGTAGTCGCTGCTGCTGAGCTGCGACTCCATGTTCATCCTCTCGGTGTAGAGCGTGTTCTTGCGCTCGATGATTTCTGCTTGTGTCATGATGTTTAAGTTTTAGGTGATACTTATCGTTCAGTCTTGATTTGATTGTATACTGAGGCAGATATGTCAAGCACATGCGCCGCTCATTATACGCTGTCCATTGCTTCCAGTCTGGGTGCATCATATCCTTCAGTGCGGAGAGCCTGCCGAAGTCTGTACGGCCTTTGAGCTGTCCGGTGTAAGAATTGAATGACGCAAGGAAGTGGTCGAGGTATCTCAACTTGTCTTCTGCTGCATTCATTTCTTCCATGTGTTCCACAGCGCGGTCGTAGGTCTTATTATTTAGATGTATACGGTGCGGCTTGATGTGACTGCCAAGGAACTCGAAGCCGTTCTGATACGGCTGGTCGTAGAACTTCCGTTCATTGAGCCTAATGCCCTTCGCCGCTAATCGCTTGCGTAGTTCTGTCATGTAAGAAAGTGCATGGACGTGGCTGTCTTCTGCTACCACTTCGATTCCGTCGTCCATGAAGAGGGTAGTGCGAATGCAACATTCCTCGTTGAGCCACTTTACTTCGTCGTTCAGGTACAGTCCCATGCCTATCTGTGACGGAAGTCTACCGATGGGCGTGCCGATGCCTGGAGGCTTCCCGAACAGCGACTTCTCGGGCTCGATGTGCTCCATCCAGAAGTGCTTCGGTGTCCTGCGCTCGCAATGCTTGGCTGGATTGCAATAGATGCAGACCATTGCGAGCCATTTCATAAAGGAAGGGAAGTCTTCATCGAAGCGGTTGGTGATGTCTTCCTGGTTGTCATCTATCACCTTGGCGAAGCTGCGGAATATCTCATCGCATAGTGCATTCTGGAAGAAGCCTTTCAGGTCCCACTTGATGACACGGCACGGCTTCGTGTAGCCTTCCGACACTTCGAAGATGTCTTCCATTACATGATTTATGGCTGCCTGGCCTCCCATGTTCTTGCGGTTGTTGAAAGTACACGGGTGAAGTATCTTTTCTATGTACGGCGCGAGCGTGTCACACAGCAGATGGTCGGCTATTCGCCCGTCGAATCGTGTGGCGAAGATTTCTCGCCACTTTGGTACGGATGTAAGGAAGGCATAGTTGTGGTCAACGCGGAAGGTCTTCTCTTGCAATGTACGCATCATGCGCACCAACAGTGGTGCCCAGTTGCGCTCGAAGTCAGCGCAGTCGCGCCCGTAGCGTTTCTTTCGTCGGGCTTCGACCATCGTGTCGTACAGCAAAGCGAAGAACCTCTCTTCAGTCATAAGCGTTTGATTCGGTTTCGATAAATTCGTGACAGCCACAGCCTGATTCGCGTTGTAGACGTTGTTGTTGTTGAGCGTGCGGTTCGTGCCGTTGAAATTCCACGCGTTGTTGACGCCGTTCCTCTGTGCGAACCATCGGTTCGAGGCGGTTAGGACGCATTAGTTGGAATACTATGAATGATAGTAGCGTCCCCTTTTACTTAATCGTTACTGTCGGCAGACTCTTCGGACGCGGTGTCCGCGACCTCCTGCCGGTCCTGACTCCTAAGTGACCGCGTAGCGTTGCGCCACTTCTTGATGCCTTCCTCTATCCGTTCCAGTTGTATAGCGATACGCAACTTGTCCCTGTCGGTCAGCAGTCCGAACTGAATGCACAGCTCAAAGGAAGCGAGCATCGTGCCAAAGTCGGCGAACATGCCATGGATGTGGGTGAGCCTCACTTCCTGGCACTCCATCGCCACCGTGAAGTGGCGAATCATGCTGTAGCATGCCGTCTTGAACTCCTGCGGAGCTCCTTCCATGCGTTCTATCTTCGGCATGCGCTGTATGGCAGGGTGTAACACGAGAAGCAGATTTTTCACGTCTGCCAGAATACTTCCCTTGTCCTTTCTTGCCTTGTTATTCCTTGTCCTTACCGCCATATCTTATTGCATATCGCTCTGCTTGCCGCTCGTATGCGGTTTGCAGATACTCGTCGTAGTTTGTTACTGTAGGCTCAGTGCGCTCTTGCGAGACGCGCTGAGACCTCTTAGATTTATTCATTATAAAAGCGTGACAGCCACAGCCTGCGGCGCGTTGTAGACGTAGCTGTAGTTGAGCGTGCGGCTCGTGCCGTAGAAAAGCCACGCGGTGCCGACGCCGTACCTCTGCGCGAACCATCGGGTCGAGCTATTAGCAAGTGTTACCTTTCCGGCCTTGGACTGTGTGCCGTTGATGATGGCGAGGTTTGCATCCTCAAGCATCGTTACACCTTCCATTACATCCCACAGATGACCGCCCTGATTGTATGCCCAGTTCATGGTAGGGAACTTTGCCTTTGTGCTACCCGCCTTCGTCGGTGCCAACCTGGGGCCGTACTTTGCGGTCAGCACTTCGCCGTCTGGCAAGCCAAACACGCCGACTTTCATCTGCGCGAGGATGCCAAACTCGCCGCGCAGATATGCCTCGTAGGTCTTGTAGTATGCACGAATCTCGGACGCGTAAGGCGAAGTCTGGAACTCCGTTAGCTTCATGGGGTCGGTGCTGCCTGCTTCGCTATGCACGGCCACGTCAGCGGCCAGGGTCCGTCCGTTGGTACCCCAATACGTCACAGCTCCCGCGAAGTTCATGATGCCGCGCGTGCCGGTTGTCTTGCCGTTCACTTTCAGGTAGCTTGTTGCAAGTGGCATGTCGCCCCACGTGGAGAAGGTGAGCGTACCGCCCGTGCAACCGCAGTTGTACTGCTGGTAGTTGCTCCACACATCGCACTGAACGATGATGCGCGTTGCGCCGGTGTCCACCTTCTCGTCGTCGTCGTTGGCGAGGTAGCACCACCATGCGTTCGTGTCGCCCAGCTGCGCTGCCTTTTCTGCAAGGGCCACATTGATTTCGGACACAGTGGTGGCGTTGAAGGCTGTAGAGGTGAGCGTCACGGGAACGTCGATGTTAGTGCCATACTGCGCGTCGCCGCTCTTCGATGTGTCGCGGATGCGGAGCTTCAGTGTGAGGCTCGTATCGGTGATGGCTGTCAGCGCATACTGAAGCACGTCGGCGTACTTGTACGAAGGCAGGCTGGCATAGTTCCCGAGGAACACGCGCCAACGTCCGTCCTTGTAATAGCCGAGGAACACTCCCTTATACGTCCACGATGCGGGTACCAGACTGCGGTTATAGACATCCTTGCGGATGGCCACCTTGTTGCCGTTCTCGTCAAGATAGACAGCGTCGCCAAAGGTCGGCGTTTCCGTAGTCGGCACGTTAACGCCGTCGAATTCGCTAATGTTACCAGCCTTGATGTTTGCCACGCGGCTCTCTGCGGTAGGCTTGCCAGCTGCATTGTAGCTGGCAGCGTCATTATATTGCTCAATCTGTTTCATGTCTATAAATTTTTAGATTGTTATTTGTTTGCCACCCCAGTCCCCTCTCTCTCGGGAGAGGGGTTAGGGGAGAGGCTTTTAATTAAGTGCCACCCAGTCGTTGGTGCTATTCGTAAGCGCAACGGCGACATACACCTTCTTGGCGACCTTGTCGATGTACTGCTGGCCGATGAAGCGCGGACAGCCGTTCCACACGCCCATCGTCTTCTCTTCCCAGTTGTCGGGGGTGTTCTCGGCACTCGGCGCACCTTCCACGGAGCTTTCCAGCACGTCTGGAGTTCCAAACTTCGTCACGCGCTCGCAGTTCACAGCCTGGGTCTTCACGGCTGGCAGAACGGCAACATCCTTTCCAGTCAGCATCTCGCGCAGAGCCTTGTTCTCATTATAGAGGTAAAGCATGGCTTCGGCGATAACGGGGATGGTCTTGTTGTCGATATTGCTCAACATCTGCCGCACGCTGTCTGGAATGCCCTGTGCGTAGGCGATGTTGATGTAGGCACTGCCGACTGCACCCTGGATGATGATGAGACCCCAGTCCTCAACGGTAAATGAACTGCTGACAGCTGCCGTGCCTGTTGCTTCGTCAGCAAGCTCGTACTTCACATAGTCGCTCTGTACGGTGGCGTTGCTGTCGGTGAAGCTGACTGTTGTGCCATCTACGCTTAACTCCTGACTAAGCGTCTCGAATGCTGCTGCACCGCCTGCCTTCATGCCGCTGATGGTGGCGGTATGTATGTAGTCGCCCGTAGGATCACCCTCAGACTCCACGGGGGTATTTGTCCATGTCGGCTGCACGTGGTCGACAAGGCGGTGCCATGTTATCTGATTGTCGCCCGTGCGCTCGATGCGGTCTGCCACGTTGCCAACAGTCAGCATCTTGTCGTAGGTATGGAGAGCGTGGATGCCTGCGGCTATATCCACCTCCGAGCCTGCATCGCTGGCATCGTTGGCGGCTACATAGTCGTCATAACGCTTGCTCCATCCGATGTGCGCACAAGTGACAGCACGGTCAATACCGCTCACGATGAGATAGCCGGCCTGCGAGGTGGTGAAGAAGCGGTAGTTCTTGCCTCCAGTGCTGGCGTCGGTGTAAGCGCAAGCTGTTCCATCGGTGACGCTCGTAGGCACGCCGTTGGCAAGCGGCTTGAAGTACACCGTCGGGCGGAGGTTCTCGCCCTGGCTGTTAGTGAAGAGTACGCCGTTAGGCTGTGATGCCGTGTTGATAGTACCGAAGGGAAGTGCAGGAACCATGAAGTACCATCCATTACCTACAGCTGTTGCTCTGCGCAAGAGATTGAAGCCGGTTGCGATGAGCTTCGATGCAGAGAAGTCGGTCTTCGCGGCAATCGACACCAACGTAGCGGGCACGCTGCTGTCGATGCTCAGGTCACCGCCCGTTGTCTCCACTACACCCTCCTGAGTGTAGTTGGCGTTCTGTGTACTGCCAGCCCACGATGCGAGGTTATCGGCAAGTGCGGGAATGACCGTGCCGTTCTCCAGATTTTCCTGAAGGGCGTTTGCTCCGGCTGCTGCTGCGTTGGCGGCCGCGGTAGCGGCTTCGCTGGCGGTGTGGTCGGCCTCGGCGCGGGTATGGTCTGAGGTGGCGGTCGTGTGGTCGCTGGCTGCAGCGGTATGGTCAGCTGTGGCTGTTGCGTGGTCGGAAGCGGCAGTCGTATGGTCAGCTGCTGCTTGTACGTGGTCAGCATCGGCACGCTCCACAAGCTCAGTCATCTGGGCGTTGTCTTGCACGGCGATTTCATGGTCTGCCTCGGCGCGGGTGTGGTCGCTATCGGCCTGCTGATGGTCAGCAACGGCCACCGCGTGGTCTTCGGCAAAGACAGCCTGGCGGTTGTTCTCGTTCAACTGCCTCTGAGTCTCTGCTGCCACTCGGCTTGCTTCCTGGTTGACGCGCTGCTGTTCCTTGGTGACACGCTGTTGCTCAGCACCCATGCGAGCCTGTTCCTGATTGATGCGGAGGTTCTCTTGTGTCACGCGGTTGCTCTCTGCCTGCACGCGGGCACTCTCGGCGTTGGCACGGGCGTTCTCGGCATTGATGCGGGCGTTCTCGGCATTGATGCGGGCATTTTCGCGACTGATGCGTTGTTCTTCGGCACTGACGCGCTCTGCCTCGTTTCCGGTCATCTGCGTGTCAATCTCAATGAGGTGGTCGGCTTCGGACTTGATGCTTGACATGTCGATGATGCAGAACCACCATTGCGGGTCTGTCAGAGCATGGCCGACGTTGCCGGACTTCAGCGAGCGATAGACACTCAGACCCGTTGGGTCTTGCACTACGGCTGCATTGCCATAGACGGTAGCGGCGTTGTAGGTTCCCTTCCACGCCTCGCCTACCTGATAGCGAATTTCTTGAAATGTGTCCATGATAGTATTATTTTTTCGTTATTACATTATGTCGTTATTACGTCGTTTCGGCTAATTGTAAAGCCTGATGATGAGCTCTGCTGTTGTCTCGTCGTAGCGGACGCGGTCGATTTCCTGCTCCAGTCCACTGATGGTCAACACGCCGTCCTCGGGATTGAAGTTCATCACAGGGAAGAGCATACCGCCGCTCACACCTTGCTCGCCTTGCGGACCTTGCGGACCCTGCGGGCCTTGCGCTCCGTCGGCTCCGTGAAGCGACGCGAGCCACTCCTCTTCAGTACCGACATAGCCATGCTCGACGGCTATCTCGTAGGCACTCTTGCCTGGGTCACCCTTGGCGTAGTACGGCTCCACTGTGCTCTCGGCATGGATGGTTGTCTCGCCTTGCAAGCTCAGCACCAGATTGAACTTGTTAATCACTCCTCCTTCGCCTTCCTCTTCGACGACAACGGGCGTTGGCGCAATCCGCTCATCGCACACTCCGCTCACGTAGCATGAGTTGTTAAGGTAGTAGGTGCGCTCCACCATGAGCGTGCCCAAACCCATTCTGTGGTCATCGAAACCGATGCACAGATTACCATCGTCGTCGAGGTGGCAGTTGGTAAAGGTGTTGCCGTCGAAACTTGCGACAAACGCCCTCGATGGCGATGCCGTGAAGTATTTGAACCTGAACGGCACACCATAACCGGCTTCGCTCTTCTCGGTGATAGCGAAGTCGGTTTTGTAGAAAATGTTTTTGTAATCCATATTGTTATCACTTTGGCAGGCAGGGTTCGGATGCCTGCGGTTATCGTCTTATTGAGTCAGCCGCATATAGGGTTTCACGTTGATGTCGAAGGATGGGAGGTGATAGACGCTGGTCGGGGATGCTGTGCCGCGCTGCTTGTAGAGGTCGTCGGTCAGCAGAAGCGACGCAACGATGATGCCTGCCGGCACCTCGCCGTATTGCTCGATGAAGTCCTCCATATCGCGGTTGCATACGTTCAGCACAGCGTTCTCTGCTGCCGTGGCATAACTGCACACAAGCTCGTGCTCAAGCTGAGCCTGCTCATCGTCGAGACGGAGGTGATTCTTCACCATGTCAAAGTTAAGGAATCGCATATCTTTTAATGTTTCAGTTCTATCATTCGCGCGTTTTACGTCCGCAGGTTTACCGACGCGCACAAACAAAAAAAACACCCAGCCGCGGGCAAAAGGCTGCCGCGACTGGGTGCTTACAATCGCACTCCACTGAGTGCTGAGAAATGAAATAAGTGTAGAAAACCTATAAACTAACTAACTAACTAATGAAGAAAAACAAGCCTCACGGCTTTATGTTGTCGCCCGCCATTGCGGTGTGTGCGTTAACGCTTCAGCAGGTCGTTGATAACTTGCTTCCTGTTCTTGCCGTCGGCACGATAGCTGACATGCACCCAATAGCTCCCTTTGGCGTTGTGTTCCATGATGAGCTGGTCAAAGACGACATGCGCCTTGATCCAATCAAACCACCGCTTGCCCTTCAGCTTGTCGCCGTCGATGCAGAGGTCGGCTGCTTCGCCGTTCAGGTGCTGCGAGTTGCTGACACCGCCGACGGCTGCGTTGAGTCTTGGGCAACGGTAGCCGCTGCCTATCTTTATCTCTTGCCCCATCGCGTCGCGTAGAGGTTGCAAGACATGATGCACCAGAGCGCAAAGGCTCGCCACTTGTTGCGTGCTCGGGATATTGCTGATGCCCTTCGCCTTGGCCGTATCGCTGGTCGTGAATTCTTCGAGCGTGAAGTTCTTACTGATTCGTGTTGCCATTCTTCGTTTGTATTTCGCCGTTCTCGCTTATTGTTACCATGATTCTGTCCTTACAGTGCTCGCGACCACAGATAAGGGGTCGCAGACAATCGAGTTTTCTTCCGTTGCTCGCTATGTCACGCTTCATGTTCGTGCGCTCATCCTCTGTCTCGTTGCGGAAGTCGCGGAACTCTTTCTGCAACTTATCGAGCTGGTCGCGGAATTCCATATAGCCTTGCTTATAATGGTCGCGGTCTTCGCGTAGTTCAGCGATGAGCCGGTGGTTGTCGTCCACTTCCTTCTGCTTGTCTTCGAGCATCTGCTGGTAGGTGTCCTGCACCTTCTGAGCCATATCCACCTCGGCAGATTTTGCCTCGGCTTCCTTTTCTTGGGCTTCGGCTTTCGCCATGGCGCGTTGCCATCGCCATGTGAAGAATGCGCCGCCGCCACCGCCAAGCAATAAGGTTCCAATGTTAATGAGGGTATCGATTGATATTTCCATTTTGTATGTATGTCTTTCTACATAGCATACATTTCGTGGCTTCAGGTTTACCATACAAAAAAGGGGAGCTATCCTCGCGGACGGCTCCCCTCGCTTACAAGATTTATTTCAGTACGAAAAATGTGTTGTTTTTATCCTTCCAGCTCTGAGCCTCCTGTGCCTGGCTGGTTGCCGCCATTGTCATTGTCGCCCTGCTGTGTGTTGTCGTCGGGGTCGGCCACTACGTCCGTTGCGGAGTACTTCACCTTCTGTGCTTGCTTGTTCAGGGCGAACTGCTTGCTGTACTTGGTGCCGACGGTCGAGCCGAGCGTCCAGGTGAGCATGTCGGGCGTGAGCATATCTTCGGTTGCCACCTGAGCACCGTTGTACTTTTCGGGGTTATCCTGCACGTCCTTGTCGCTGATTGAGCCGGACACACGGGGATAGATGGTGACGAGCTTCGTGCCGTCTTCGTTTTCAAGACTGATGCGCGAGCCTTCGAGAGTCTCTTCCGCTACGATGTCGGCAATGGCATGAATGGCAGCCTGTGCCTCGTAGGATTTGATACCTGTGCGGGCTGCAATCTTCTTGGCGAGTTCAACAGACGTGATGTCGGTACTAATAACCGCCTCGGCAAAGAAGCTGTGCGAGCCAATTTGGTTGTCGGATGGGATGCGTTCACGGACGCGATACTTTACTTTAGCCATAATTCTATACTTTTATGAGGTTAAAAAATACCATATCATTTTCTTCACTCTTCCTTATGGTTTTTGTGTGAAAACCATATAGTTTTTGCGGCTTTACTATACGGGCGAAATGCCGTTATGGGTTTACCTGTTCAGTCTCATACCCATGTTCATTGCAATAATGGCGATAGCTGCTGATGAATCTGTTCAAGGCTTCTATCGCACCTGAGCAAGCCTTCCACCTGATGTGGCTCACAATCTCAGCACCTGTCTTTCCCTGCAGTTCCTGGTCGCACTTCATGTCGTCAATCAAGTCTTGCACAATACTGTTCGTTCTTCTGCCTTCTATCCGCTTCTGGATATAGGCGTAAAATGTCATTTTTTCCATAATTCTCTAATTCTTGATAATATAAAATATCCGTTAATCTGTTTAATCTGTTGTTCAAAAAAGAGCCCCGACCTTCGCAGGCCAGGGCTCAGTACTCAACATGATGTTTTATGAAACACAAAAACCGCCAGTTCCCTACGGTGCCATTGGCTTAACCCCGGTTCGGCTTGGCGGGTCCACTCTTCAATGAGTCAAACGTAACGCTAAAACTTCTTTTTATATATCTTCCATGCCTGGACTCCGAGCCAGATGGCAATCAGGCTGAGCGCGACACCTCCGGCGTGCATCCTGAGACGTTGCCATCGGCTCAGCTCGCGCGGCACTTTGACCTCGACGGGGTATGGCACATGCACGCTGTCCGTCTTGCTGACGTAGGTCGTGTCGTGGACGGTGCGGTCGCGCCACCTGGTGTGCCATCGCTCAATCCACATGGTGTCACCCTTGTCTCGGATGTAGATTGAGTCATGGAGCCACACGCTGTCCCGTATGTTGTGACTCAGTCGCAACGTGTCGGCCCTGACAGTCTCCACTACCACCACCCGTTCGTGGCTCTTGCACCCCTCAATCAGCGAGAGCATGAACACGAAGAACATGAACGTGAAGATTGCCAAGATAGCTCGGATAAATGCCCGCATCATATCGTCGCGGTCATCGTCGAAATAGTTGTCTTGTGTCATGGCTTTTGCTTTTCTTATATCCGACGGGAATGCCCTGGAGGTTTACTCTTCGTATGGCTCATCGTCGCCTTCGTCCTCTTCGTCGTCTTCTGTGAGCTTGGCAACTGAATCGTCCAAATTGGAAAGCGAGTTGCGGATGTCAAGTAGCCGGTCGTTAAGTATATCCATCTTCCCGTCGGGACAAGTGAGTTCTTCTACGGATGCGCACAGGTCATAGAGCAGCTTCTTCGTTGTTCCTTCTGGCTCATCGTCTTCGTCAAACACACCAGGCCATGCCTCCTCTGCTTCTTCAGTCAGCAAAATTGCATCTTCAAGCACCTCTTCCCTGTCCATAATGATGCTGTAGCATTCGTTATCATCGCCTTCGTGTGAAATCTGGCGAACGTTTACGTAGTTAGGATTCCCAGCCATTGAGATAATAGTTCTCAAATAAAATTCTTTCTTTGTCATAACTTTTAATTTTTAATTGGTTAATAAAATAATTTGTGTAATTCGTGTAATTCGTTGTAGAAAATATCCTTTTAGTCTGTGTTTGCTTTGATTGTCTTCTCGAACTCCTTGTAGGCTTCTGTCTTCTTGGCTTCCTCGAACCATTCCGCATCACGTCGTTTTATCTCCGGCAGGATGGTGTCGATGCGCTCTTGCACTTCGCCCTTCACATCGAAGAGCGTCCTCTCGCCTCCATACCTGTCTATGAGTGCTTCGGCAGCCTTCATCTCGTCGCGGTATGCGGCAAGTTCGTCGTAGATGGTAGACTCCGGCTTCTCGCGCGGACATCCCATGAGCCAGTGCTCGAGGTTGATGCGCGGGTGTCCGTCGGTGAGGTTCTGTTCTTCGAGGCTCCACTCCAGCCACTCGCACACCTCTTCTGCCACCGCCTGGCGCGAGCCGTAGCGTTTCTCCCATTCCGGCAGGCGGTCAATTATCGTCTGCATCTGGTCGAGCGTCAGGAACGTCGTGTCGCCGAAGTCGCAGATGGTGAACGTCCCGCGCCCCTCGTCGTCTGTCCCTACCCAATGGCAGTCGTGGCAGTCGCATTCCAGCAGCTCAGCCACCTGCCGCGTATATTCGTTCACGGCTTGCCAAAGCTGTTCTTTCAATGTTGGTTTCTTCATTTTGAATTTTGAATTTTGAATTTTGAATTTTGAATTTATAAATTTTGAATTATTCTCTTTTTAGTATCGGTTGGTTTGTCCGCAATGTCCTGCGGTTGTTGAACCGCACACAGAATTCGTCGGCTGCATCCACGCCTCGCTCGAAGGCTTCGCGGTGCTTGGAGAATTCTTCGAGCTGTCGGCCACACATCATGTCGTAGGTGATGAAAGTGCTGACCACGAAGATGTCACCCATCTGCTTGCCAAGGAATGCACCTTCACGCACACAGAAACTCTTAAGCATTTCGCCCTTGTAGCGCACACTTCGCGACGCGAGCGTCTGGTCATTGAGTGATACACAGTCAATCGAGTGTACGAGCAAGTGCTGTACGAGGTTGTCGCCCGTCTTGTTGAGCTTCATCCTTTCCGCATAGCGTTTGATGGCGTGCGGGATGAACACTGTCTTCGGTAGGTCGCTGCCTTCGTATGACCTGCACAGATACAGCTCCCTCCCGTTGCGTGTTTGGCGAAGCGTGTAGGTGAAGTTTCTGAACGTTTCGTTCCTCTTGTATAGGATAGCGATAAAGCGGTAATGGATTTTGCGCGGCGAGTTATATTCATTATACATGATGCGTGGGAAATTCCTTCTGTCTATCTTCAGCGAATATCGGCGCAGTATCTTCGCCTGCCTGTCTATCCATCGTTCCAGGTTCGGGAGGTCCCGTGCCAGTTCGTCATACACCTCCGCATGGGTCATGGTTTCTACTAACATAAGATAAAAAATGAAAAAATGAAGAAATGAAAAAATGAAAAGGTAAAAAGGGAATCGGCGACAAAAGCTGCGATTTGTCGCCGATTTCGATTCTTAGTCCTTCTTATTCTTACTCCTTCTTGTCGGCAGTGTCACACTCCAACTGGATGCGCTGCTTCAGCGTTGACTCGTAGTCGTCCATAGCCTTGCACTGCTTATCCAACAGGTAACGGCTGTTCTCGGGCAACTGCTCGTAGGTGTCGGTGTCGCGGAATTCCTGAAGCCGCTGCAAGCGTCCTGCCAGCTGGTCGTATTCCTCTGCCATGCGCTTGATGCGCTTCTCGTCTTCGGTCAGTTCCTCTTCGGGAATCTCGTCGCCCTCGTCTTCATCCTCGTCTTTTCTGGCGATGGCCAGCTTGACAGACACTCCCTTCTCCAGTGCATTGATCAAGTCGAAATGACTCTTGCCAACCGCTTTCAGAGCCTTCGCGTAGAACTCCTGACGCATCAGCACCCAGGCGATGATGACATCCGAGCAAGCCATGAGCACGTCGGACACGCCTTTCAGCACGTCGCCTTGTATGAAGTTAATGACTGCGGTCGTGTACATTGCCACGGCCATGATGACTAACACTGTAGAAATAATCTTTTCTTTCATAATTACTTTAATTTTTAATTGTTAATAAAATTATCCAGTTCTCTAATTAAAATGAAATCCGTATCTTTCTTGAAACATTGCGTCGATATGGTCAGGCACTCTGTCCTCTCGTTGCTGATTGAGTGTCAGCAAGTCGGTGTAGTAATTCAGTGCCGTAAGAAATTTACGGTCGTTTGGTACGCTGCCGCCCTCAATGCCGAACCGCTTCTGAGCGTATTGCAATTCACATACAAGCCTATGGTTGTGCGTGAACTCTTCCGTATTGCCCAACACCAGCAGCATGGCGCAGATGATGGCGCACGTTTCAGTCGAGACGATGGGGATGCCTGCGTCAAGTGCTGACTGATACATCGCCCATCGCTCTTTGTATTCGGGAGTGTCAAATATACTTTCCATACGTTAAAACACTTCTATTTCGCCCGCGTCAATCTTCACCATCGTCTTGAAGATGTCGGACACCTGCGAGCATTTGTCTTTCACACAATTACTATACGTCCCGTCCAGATTGTCACAGCATGAAGCAAATCCGTTGCGTGTGTACATGGGACAGTTCCATACGAGAGCATCCACAAGCAGCTGTCGGCTAATCTTCGTGCGTTTCGGTTTCGCTGTTGCCATAGTTCCTTAATTCTTGCAATTCGTGTTCTCTTTCTCCTCCCCTCGGGGAGGTCGGGAGGGGGTCGCTTAGTGTTGCGTCCCTTCATACCTCTCATACAAGTCCATTGCCATGATGATGGCCTGCACGGGGTCAATCTTACAGCTTGCCGTCTGGTTGGCCTTGACGGGGCGTTTATTCTCTCTGTTGTCAATTTCGAGGGCGCAGTTGCCAAAGCAGAATGGCCACAATGGACTGTTTGAGAAGTTGATGAACGGCACCTGCGCGAACATCGCCGCATAGAGGTTGTCCGTCGGTGCGTTAAATTCTGAATTCAACTGCGAAACGACCTGAATGTACGGCTCTGGGTTCGGAACTTTCATCACCGACTGAAGGAAAGCCTTTAGCGAGTTGATTGGGTCTTTCGATTGGTATTTGTCATAACCCCAGTACTGAAACTGACAGCCAGACGCAAACAGCTCGGAGAGTCGGTTAATGTAAAGCGACGGCTCGAAAACCTTTCCAGGAGAACGGTGAAGCCAGCCGTCTTTCTCCCATTGCTCATACAGCGAGCGGATGGGCGACTCGATGAGCGACGACTCCTTCACCCACACGTCGCAATCCGCGAAGAACTGCGTGCCTCGTCCGCTGGGATGCTTCCGCGCTGCAAGATAGGCAGCAGTGTGGAGGTCGTCGCCCTGACTGAAGTCCAAGCCGGTGAAGATGACCCAACCGTCCTTCGCTGTGCATTGGTCGATGCGCATATCCACTTGCAACGGCCTCACCTGCTCAGCCGTTATCCACTTGGTGATGCGGTTCGACACCCACATATTAAAGTCCTTCGTCAGCACCTCCTGCTTGGTGTCCTCGGTGCCGGTGGCGGCTTCGTGCAGTCGCTCGCGGTAGTAGGTGGGCTGGACGGTGGTGCCGATG